CCAGCATCCTAACCTGATTATAAATCATATCCAACTTAGCAAAAGTTGTTATATCTTTAGTAGTGACAGACTTCCTCACCTACCCATGCCTTTCTTCTTAATTTGATTCATCTTACGCATCTCACGACGCTTTCTTTCAACTTGCTCTTGCATGGGAGACTTAGGACGACGCATACTTGTCTTACCCAAACTACGACCCTTACCACGATACTTTAACAAGTCATGACGAGCAACCCAGTTGTAAACAGCCTGAGGGGTGACTTCGATATTGTAAGAGTCTTTCAACTTTTTACAGATATCGGTAAGATTCATCCGGCGTTTGACATACATGTCGTACAACCATTGCTTATCTTTGTAAGGCTCCATTGCCATATTCAATATAATACCATAGCGCAATACCGATTGCGTCGTTTATATCTTCATCTTCGGTAGCCCCACCACAAAAATCGTCAATAATTCTTCTCACACGATCTTTGCGTTCCTGAGTCAACCGTTTCTGTAAACCCTTAGAACCGAACTGTTGTTCGATTTTAGCCTTGTCTTCTTTTGAAACATTCTTATATCCAATTTTATTTTTCCAGATAAGAGGGTTGATATCAACAACGCTATCACAATACTCATCCAATACACCCCAACTATAACCAATAATGTAAGAAATGATCCGACTAGATTGAAAGTTCTGAATATAGACGGACTGCTCAATAGCCGCATGTCTAAATGAGTAGTCCTCCCAAACATTGTAAAGACCTCTTCTAATCACAGACAACTTATTAGAAATTTCTTTCTTATCCCTAAAATCAATTTTCCCAGTGTCAACAATGTTAAACGTACTGCCATCAATATCAAACACACACCATGCAAGCGAATGGGACGAAGGATCAATAGCAATCACCCTTTTAGATTTTACAGAATTTAAAAGTTTACCTAAACTCATCTCTCAGCCCTTGTTCATCCCAGCCCCAAGAGACAAGTCTTGCTATGTATCTTTCTCTTTTACATCTTTCGCAAATATCTTCTTTATTGTAAGAAGAAAGAATTGTGTCACACTTGTTTGTTTCACAAACCCTTTTTCTGTTCTTCTTGTCTTTGTTCTTGTAGTAGTTATCAAGCAGTCTTTTGTTTGTGACAACTCTCCTGCAATCCGAGGAACAAAAGATCGCGTTATACGTTTTGGGTGTGAAGACTTTTTTGCACTCCTCATTCTTACAAGGAATGGGATCAAAATGGTTCGTACTCCTGCTCAATCTCTTTCTCCGACCAGCACAAATCAGCAAGGTCACACCTTGCACAGTGCTTCGAAGTACGCTTATAAGGGCGATCAGGCTTTACACCATCTTCAACAGCCTTATATATTTTTCTATACTTCTTAAACAGTTTATCAAGAAAAACGTCGTCACGTTCGATATAGATAGGTAAAATTTGTTGATTATTTTTGTTTTCATAAATAACAAATCCACTATCTAAATTCAAACAATGCATGTAAAGATTAGCCTGACGAATATGATCATCTGAAGGCTTATGAGATAACTGCCTATACTGGAACCCTTCGGCAGAAATAGACTTCAACTCAATAAGTTTATGACCATCTAAATCAATAATCCCATCCGCTGTACCCTGAATAGGAGGATCATCGTTACTAACAGGAAATTCCTCTTCAACAAGAATTCCGAGACCCCTAAAATACTCATACAAACGATCATGAACCCTGTGACCATTATCAAAAATACGATACGTCTGAGGACTAAACGAAGGTGTATACTCTACGCCGTCAAACATATACCACCAATACCTAGCACACTGATTAGTTGAACTAGGACGGAAGTAATCCACCTTCTTATACACAGGCTCATTACGTTCCTGTAAATGCTGATCAATCTTTTCTATTAAAAGATCCTCCAACTGGTTACCAGTCAAAGGCTCAGACTCAACGACAGCCTTCTTCTCAGGCTGACCGCCACGAAGAGCACCTAACGATTTCATTGCACACCATTCCTTGCAGATAGTTTCAAAACGTTAATATTTTCACCCAAAGCTTCATACATTGTTTTCCAAATATCATTTGTAAACTTGTCATCAGCATCCATCATTGTAGACCTGCGCTTATAAATCTGAGACTTAATAATCATCGTAGTCCGGTAAGCGGCAAGTTGATTAGCATAACGTATTGCTTGACCACCAACATAATGATCTGGACGTTCAATAATATCTTGAACAATCTTCATACACTCAACAAACTCTTCCGCCTGATCGCCCATCATCTCAGCGATCTTGTCAATATCAATGTAAAAGTTCAATTATTTTTCCTATCTAATATGATTGAAAACAAATCCGTCTTCCTAAGGGACGGCGGATGGAATAGATGCCATGTTAGCACAGCCCAGCCAACAAAAGTCGGTACAGAGGTGGTTTTCCTAAACAAACCATTCTTAAATGCCGTAGACATCGTTTGATGACGACTAGACATCGCCCAATAGTCATAAGCGATAACAACTACAGCAGTAGCGAACCATCCAAGTATTCCGTGCTTCTCAATCTTCTTCATAATTATATTTACGCTCTATAATTATGTCCTCTGCTCGTTGCAAAAACCCATAAACTATCTCTTCTTCAGGAATATCCTCATAATAAGGCATACCACTTATCACACCAACAACATAATAAAATGCTGTCTCATACAACTCTTCATTCGTAATCGGAGTCACGGATCAGTTCCTTAAACACTTCCCAATCAATTATAGCAACCTTGGTATCAGAGTCGTTGCCTAAAACAACTGAAATACAAGGATACCTATACTGGCTTCTCCAAGCATCTTTACGATGTTTAATCCAAGCAGTACGACTCAAAGTAAAAGTACTACCATTATGCTTGTAATCTAACAAAAATCTATGAAAAGTAGCATCACCCTTTCTGAACCCCCGACCAGAATTCTTAACAGGCTTAGCCTTATCCCTCTTCGCTTCTTGATTCTCGTCCCTTTTCACAATCCTCCTTTAACTAACAAGTTGCTTATAAATATCTTCTACCTGATCAGAAGTCAACTCAATATTACTAGTACCGTTCCACTTCTGCTCACCATAAGAATACCATGCACCACGACGCTGAATAATATCATTCTCCACCGCCATCTCAATTAACTCACGCTCAACATCAATACGCCCCTCCTGAGGAAGAACATAGTAATAACCCTGCGTACCAATCGTAGGCAACTGCTTAGTTTTCTCAATAGTCCACGTAGCACGCTGACTCGTAATCTTATTTGTACGATCCTCACGCTCCATCTCTTTTTGCGACATGGACAAGAACAACTTGATAATGTTGTGCATATTATGATGAACCGTATTACCCATCTTAGCCTTCATAACAGCATACATACCGCTCAGATCGACCGTTTGGTGAGCGACAAACAACATAATGTTCTTTTCCTTATGAAGATGATTCACAAGTTTCTGCAAGAAGTAACCCTGAGATCTGGCCTGCAAACCCATTGCTTTACCGCCATCAGGCTTATCATAGAACTCTTCTTTAACAATATTAGAAAGACTGTCAAACAAGAAGATATGCTTCTCATCTGGATGATTCAAGTAACCAATCAAGTGCCTTAGAATGTCCTCTACTACAGTAGACTGGACAAGAACTACATCTTCAACATTAATACCGCACTTAGCCGCATACTCTTCAGAATACGAATATTCAGAATCAACAATAATAGGTCTATAACCCATCTTCTGAGCCTCAGCAAGAATTCTAAAACACATAGTCGTCTTACCAACAGATGGCGTGCCCCAAAACAAATGAGTTGCCCCGGTATATAAGCCGCCGCCTAGTGCTTTATTTAATCCAATACTAGGTGTGGGAATAATCTCATGAGTTGGAACTACGTCCCCTTTTCTTTTATCTATAAATAACATAAATCTCCTTAGTTAGTTGGAACTGCTATCCAGTTGTCACCCCATACGTTATCACATTCGTAGCCAAGATTGGCGAGCAATTCGTGAGAACTTATGGAAGATTCTTTACAAGTTTTATGATTTGACTCATAACTAATAACTGGACGATATTTTTCTATTGTAGAAAGTGCGCCTTCGATAACAAGCGGCTCATAGCCTTCAACATCCATCTTTATAAAGTCACAACCTGTTAAAAATAAACTATCAACAGTAACCATATAAGCAGACTCCCCACCAGACCCAATTTGAATTCCAGCAAGATTATACATCTCTTGACCACCGTAACTAATATTCTTATAACTGTTAGAGCCATCAGTAGAGAATGAATTCATTTCAACAGATCCAACTTTATTACCAACAGCATTGTTTAAACAGATCACACTTTTGTGACCATTACTTCTCAAATTTTTAACAAGAAGTCGATACAACATTGTTTGTGGTTCAAAAGCATATATCTTAGATTTAGAATTTAATGATTTGTAAATCATTGAATGAGACCCACAGTGAGCGCCTATATCAAGAATTACTTTAGAATTCAAAACAAAACTTTTTAAATAATTTATGATATATTCTTGCTCAAAGAACAAATTGTGTTCTTTTTGCTTAACCATTTCCTCATCATTTTCATAATAAGCAATCTTGCCATATTCATTCTCAATATAAATACACTCTGGCTCAAGCACTAGACTTTACCAATCCTTTTCTTTGAATATAGTTATCAACAGTAATCAACGAATTATCGTTCTCAAGAGTAAAAGAATCCAACCTGACAGCATCATCCCAATCCTTAACATCTTTCAACTTAGCGGCGTGCCAGCCAGTATTCCCAATCAAATGTCTCATCTTAGAATACAACATCGGGAAAACAACAATCTTAATAATACGCTCACCATCCCAAGCATAAAGATTAGCCATATCCTTACCCTTAGCAGTCGTAAAAGTCCTCGTACTCAAAATATAAAGCAAACTACGCTCAGAATTACAATCACCAAGACCAGTATCATACAACCACGAATACTCATG